AAGTATCATTTTGACCACATGTTTATCTAAAAGCATTTTAGCAGCTTTTACTGGATCTTTGTCAACATAAAATATATTCATTAGTGTACTAACCTCCTCATTACATAGTCTTTCATATTATATTCATTTGCCAAATTCATCATTTTATTATACCACATAGATTTCATTTCATTTGTATCAGCATCAGCACATGCTTTTGCTAGATTATCTAGTCTATGTTTTTTTAGATTGTCTGGATCTTTTAGTCTTTTTATATCATCAATTGTCATCATAGTATATATTATATATTAATTTGAAATTAAAGTCAAGCATTAATTATCCCTTTAAATACTTCTTTTTATACCACTTATAAAACTGTTTGTCCGTAAATATCTCAACTATTTCATTAGCTGGCACTTGATCACTACGAATACAATCTGCCATATCTTGGTAATCGGTTATGTCTACCTTACGTGTCATTTTTTTATTCATACTATTTTCCCCTATAGTGATTAAAAGTCTTTTTCTTTTTATGTCTTCTAAGTAATTCATCTAAAGCATTTAGTTCTTTTTTTGGTTTTGGTTTTGTTACTTGATATCCAATAATATAAGCAATCATCATACCTACAATTGTTAATAAGATACCAAATATACCTAAAATTAATCCATGTTCTAATGTCATTAATTATAATCCTCTCTTATTTTTGTGAGAATACTTTTTATTTTAGCAAAGTAATTTTTATCACTTGCATATGCATCCAGTGTTTCTATCAACATGTATGGATTATCAATACCTTCTTCTCTCATTTGTCTATAACCTTGATAGGCATGGTGATTGTTTAAGGTTTTAGTATAATGTAAAACACTATCACACTCATGTTCAAATACTTTAACGCCCCATTTTTTTGGTTTATCTTTCCAAGGTAACATATGAGGCTCTCTTAAATCATATGTACGAATACCAAATAGGTTTTTACCCTCTCTGGCAAATCTACTTGTTCCCCAACCAGACTCTAGAGCTGCCTGTGCTACTAATAGTTCTAAATTGACTCTATTAATATCATTGTAAAAATGAATATACTCGACACACATTTTAACATTATCTATAAACAACTGATTACTATTGTGTTCAAAGTCAGGCAATGATGGTACAGCAGCTTCTGCTCTTTGTTTACCATCAAGTGTATATCCATACCATACAAATGACATTGCTGTAACTACTACAACAAACATCATTGTTTTAATAAAAACTTTAAATTTTACCATCTTTAATTACCTTTTTCAAATCTTTTAAAGTTTTCTTTTTATTCATAGTAACAACATACCATTTATATCTTACTTTATGTTCGCTACTAGGACCAAAAGATGGCACATCATATTCTCTATTAAACACAATAAGGTCTTGTAAGTATAATTTAACAAGATCGTCAAGTATTGCTTCGGAATGGTCTTTTGGCACAGTAGGTGTCTTAAATTCACCTTTGCCTTTTACAACCATTTGTAAAATTTCTTTATGTTTTTTCAATAGTTTCATTATATACCTTTCTTTACGTAATATTCATAGCCGTGGTCTTCAAACTTCTTTTGAATAAACACAAGGTTACTATTATCTAAAAGTTCTCTATAACCTTTAAATATCTTTTTACTTGTTCTGCCTGGAAAGTTATTTAGGATGTCTTTGTGTAAATGTCCTGTATAATATAGTTCCCACTCACTTACATTGTTTTGTAAAACATAATCAATTATGTTTATGCCTTTTCTAATTTGTTGTTTTAACCAATCGTCAACATGGTTTTTTTCACTTTTACTCATAATATAACTTTCTTCTTTCTATAGTTGTAAACCAATATAGTTTACTTTTGGTGAAAAAGACCAGAACACTTCATTATGGTTTCCAGTATCACCTAGGTTTTGCATTTGGTACAAGTGTACCATTTCATGTACTAACGTGTCCATAAAATCTCTTTTTTCAGGATAGGCAGGTAACATTTCTAGTTTATACATTCGTGTACCTTTTCTTTTCCACTCAAATGTAATAACTTGTCCCACACACTTCTCTCTTTTTAAATCTTTTATTTGAATTTGGCCAAATGGAGATAACTTGTTATCAAAAATAGCATTATTTAACTCTTTAAAATACTTCTTTATGTCTTTGTAAGTAGTTGTATATTTTCTTTTTACAGAAAATTCTTTTTTCAACTTTTTTTTAAGTTTCAGAGCTTTTGATTTTCTAGTTACTGTTTTCGCCATTTAATAATTCCTCTTTGTATTTTTTATCTACTTGTAGTCTTAAATCAGCGGCAACACCCTCTAATATTTGAGGTAAGTAAGCCTGTAGTATTGATATTGAATCAACCATAAACTTATGAGCAAGTTTTTCTAACTCATTTTCCATAATATATTTTGTATCAATATCTGTACCTTTTATAGTTTCAGATATAACATGTCCTATAACTGCTTTATTATAGGTGTCGGCCTTAACAACATTAAATATTGACCAAGACCATATATAAACGAAAGCAAGAAATAATGTAAATAAAGGTTTTCTCATTATGAAGTAACCTTATCGTAAAATGTATCTTGGATACATTCTTCTACATTGTGTTCATCAATACCTATTAAATCAAGGTTATCGACTTTCATAATTTCAGCAACAGCAGTTTCTAAATTAATTAGATTATTCTTAAAATTTAAGATAATCTTATCAACTGTCTTTTCAACTTCATCGGCATAATATTGTTTTACTTTTGACATAATGTATTCTCCTTTTTTGTTGTTTTCATACTACTACTATATCAGAAAATAGTATAAGTTTCAAGCAAAATCGGGACAATATGAGCCGTTTTTTATACTGTAAATCAAAGGGAAATAGGGTGTGACAATTTATCAAGTAAATGTTCTACTTTTGTTCTACACCCTATAGTTGTATTTTATAGAATCACTCTATAATATTTATGTTTTAGGACGTTTTGTAATCGTCATTCCAACCAAATGCTTCTTTTACCACTGCATCCGTTAGACCTTTATATCTTTTATTAAGTTCTTTCTCTTTTACTGCGACCATCAGTTCAGCATCATCTTTGTGTAAACCTTCTAGCATTTGAATAAACATCATTTCTTTTTTTGTTTTTGAAAGTTGTTCGTCTGCACCCTTTACAAAATGCCATAATTTTTTAGCTTCTGTGTATAGAGTCGTATGCTCAGTTCCTGCTGGAGCTTCATTGACCGTATATGGTGGATTACCAGGTGGTAAATCCCATTCAATTTTTGGATCAAAAGCACCTTTTAATACTTGTCTTAAAGGTACTGAGTCATTAGATTTTAAAACCTCAATCTTTTTGGGTTTGTCTTTTGCGTTATTTACTTTAGTTAGAATTTCGTGTAGCAATGGAGCAGATGATCCACTATATTGCATATTCATATTAGATGTGTTTGTTGGCATATTGCCCTCCTCATTTTGTTATGTAAGGGCGGCACAAGGCCGCCTCTACATTTATTTATGCGTTTTTAAAGAGAGAGATTACGCATTTTTGTAAGCATACGGAGTTCCGTATAACTTTTGGATACCAGCAGCGATAATCGCTTTTGTTGGTTGACCCATTCTGTAAGAAGTACCTTTAGCAGTTTGATTAACATAGATCATATTTCCTTCTGATCTTAATGTATCAATTAAAGCTCTTGGTGAACCTAAATCGAATTTAGTTCTTAAAGATTTCCAAGATACTGGTGCACCTTTTGATAAAAGGTTTAAAACTTTTTGTCTTTTTGACAAAGTTTTTCTACCTCTTGTAGATACTTTTTTTGATTTTGATACGACTTTCATTGAGTCGTTTGAGAAAAATGATTTAAACATTTATTCACTCCTTATTATATAGTGGCATTGATTAAAGTTACTAATTTTGCCAGTATTAGAAACTATCCCAAAGTGCTTTATGGAATTCTTAAAATTTTGCATAGTCAATTGTAATAGCATATACGTCTTTGCCTTCACCCTTTGTTGTTATGGCCTTATCTACCTTTTCTTGTAAAGGATGTTTCATCTTTACTTGTCTTAGCAACAACGACCTAATTGATTCGGTAAAAAGTTTATAATCTTTCAAAAATGTTGGGTCTGTTAAATTAAAGTTTTCGTCTTTTAACTTCATTAAAATATCTTCAGTAATATCATCATTCAATGCCTGTACATAAACTTTATTATGTTGTAGTCTTATCATTTCCTGTCTTTTAGCATCTAACTCTTGTGCCTTTTGATTAGGTCTTACCTTTGGTACCTTAGGAAACAATATAACGTTATTTTCGTTTTTATTTGTCATTAACATTTTTTGTTACTTCACCTTTAAAGTTACATAGACCTTTGTCAGCAAAATACTCAACCAATTCATTATATCCGCCAACGTGTTTATCATCAATTAATATTTGTGGCATAGTTCTTACTTGTTTACCTACAGCCTCAAATAACTGATCTGGTGTTGTAAAATCTTTACCAAACATTTTTTCTGTGTACTCAAGGCCTAATGTCTTTATAAGATGTTTAGACTTCTCGCAATAAACACAATTAGGCTTTGAGTATATTTCTATTTTATGAGTCACTTGTTAGATCCTCTACTTCTTTATATGCCTTTTCTGCCTCTTTCTTTAAGTTAT